CACAGAATGCCCGCTATAGCCATGAGAACGAATAGTCCTAGTTCACTTGATGTCATTACTTGCTCCCGATACTGGGAGCGACGTTCGCGCTCCCTATGTAAAGAGTGAAGCAAGAACGCGTCTAGGTCAAGATTCCCGCTTATCTGTCGGCGTGTCGATTGGTGTTTTCGGCTTGGACTTTAGTCCGTTACCTGCAAGAACTCCGCCTAATGATCCAGTTAAGAAGATCGCGAGAGTCTTTAGTAGATCGATAAAGGCCGCATCGTTCGGAGCTTGATTACCGATCGGCTGAGTAACGAAGATAAGCGCGTAAGTAATTCCAAGGGTAACGATCAAGAAGACAGCCGCTAAAGTCGAGCCGATGATAAGAATGAGAGTCGCGTGGACTTCTTCTGGACTACGGCGTCGGGCTGGGCTGTGGAGCTTCTTCTCCAAGGACGTCGCTAGTACACGTTCCAGTAGGGACGCACTGTGGCTCTTGGCATTCTGGCTTAGACCAGTTTTCGTATTCTTGGCATTCATAGCGAATCCAACCCTGATAACCGCAAGCGGAAAGCCCAGCCGAAAGGACTAAGGCCAGACTTCCCGCTATTAGTTTCCGAGTCACTTCCCCTGTAACCCGAAAGCTGCATCTTTAGGATTTAGCCATCGCAGAACTACAGGTAGAACAGCGGCTAGGCCAGCCATTCCGATCGCTTTAGGATCTTGGACGCCAGCCATGTAAACAGCTAGCGAAGCAGCTGCGAAGCTACGCGCCCAGCTTGCGAGTAACGGCTTTAAGTTTGCCATTAGTTTTCTCCTTCTTCGGCTTCGTTGCCGATTGAGTAGGTACTTCGACGATCGGATAATCGCCAGCATAAGCCACGAACTTAGGACGTCCGAAGCCTACGATCTCTTTACCGCTCCCGAATGCCCGCTCTTTAATCATTACCATTCCGCCGTTACGCTGGTCGCCTGTTCCAGACGTATTACCTTCGATCGTGATTACAGTCTTCGCCTTAACTCCTACGACTATTCCGATGTGGCTAATACGATCGACGCCATCATGCGGAAAGTCCATGAAAGCAAGATCGCCGATCTTAGGCTCTGCATCTACCCAGCGACTTACTTCTTTAAGCTTATGCGCTCCCGCAGCTGTTGAGACCATCGATGGAAGCTTTACGCCCGCCGTGTGGAAGCACCAATTAACGAAAGATCCGCACCAAGGTAAGCCGTCGGCCTTAGTAAACTTTCCGTACTTGGTTAAGTTATCGCCTTCTTCTATTGTACCGACTTCGCCCAGTGCTACTTCTACGACTGCCGCAGCTGTTCCGATTGGGTAAGTCATGAAAGAAGTAACTTCGCTTCGTCTTCGGTAATGCCAAGCTTGGCTAATAGAGCAGCTCTTTCCGAAGCTTTACGAGCTGCTTCGTTAGCTTTCCATTCTTCTACTTTTATAAATCCAGCCTCAAAATCTTTTTTAGTAATAGGCTCGCATTCGATAAACTGAATGCTTTCATAATCGTCTCCAGTAATGACATAACCGCCATTAGGGATGAGCATTTCTAACACTTCGTAACCTTTTACCATTATGCACCAATTTCCATAAGAATAATCGAAGAGATGTGGCTGTTCTGTTGCGCTCTTGCTGTTCCGCCGTTTGTTTGGAATCGTGTCTTGTAAGTAGTAGCCGATGTTGTCGCTGGCTCATCTAGATAAACTATGCTCATCTGTTGCTTTGTTTGGATTGTGTTAGCTGACGCTCCACCGATAAAGACTGTGGCATCTATGCCAGCCGTATTCCAAATTGTGGTGGTATTGCGCCTCAAATCCACATTTGCGCCCGCGTCTGTACCATTTCGATTCGCGTAAATACTTTGTGACACGAATACCGCTACTTTACTTGTTGCCGAAGATGGAGTAATGCTTGCGCTTAATCCTGTGTCTGCCATTGTTGTCGTCGTGTTTGTTGTTTCCGTTGCATAACTAGCGTAAACGACTTGGAGAACTTTTCCGCCGCCCGCGGGAGTTGCCCACACTGGAACACCACCGCTAACCGTTAAGACTTGTCCAGTCGTTCCGATTGCTCGTCGTGCTGGAGTGCTTGCTCCGCTTGCGTAAATGGTGTCGCCAGTAGTTGTTAGTAATGCGTTTTGGATTGCGTTAGAGTCGTCTTGCGCTACCCAAGTGAAGTCCATGTCTGTATTAGAGTTCTTACTTAGAACCTGTCCAGTCGTTCCACCTTTAAGATCTGCCATAGAAGCATCGATAGCATCGCCCAGCGATTCGATCGCTGTCGCTCCATCTTTTACTAAATCTGTCGATACTGGAACGGGCCAGTTAAATGAGGGCGTTACCGTAGGCATTCGTTTTCTCCTTTATGCGACTACTGTCGCTTCTAACCATGTAAGTGTAGGGCTAACGGTGTTCCATGTTTCGGAAGCTGGCACGTCGTTCCAGCGGAACGCGTCGAGTGAATAAGCGATCGGCGTAACGTAAAGATCGACCGCCAGAGAGTTATAGCCAGCCGAGAATCTCCAGCCTTCTACGAAGCCTTGGAAAGCTAGACCCATGTTCGCGGGTAAGTCCGTAATGTTTACAGGCATTCCCATAAAGACTCCGATAAGAGAATCTCTTTCTAAATCGGAGACGTTAGGGCTACCCAGTGGATAGCGAATCGACTCGAAGTTAGCTCTAGGGTAAGCGCGAAGAGCTAGATAGAACGCGGCCTGTGTCGTAGCATCTGCGCCGTTCTCTAGCGAAGTCTGAATGTTCTGGGCCAGTGATCCGTAAAGTGCAATAGAAGCGGGATCGTCGTCTGTAACTAGCTGGCCGTTCTTATAAGTAATCGTAATCGAATTACGAACGTCGCCCGCTCTGGTCGATGTCTGTAAACCGCTGGAATAAGCGTCTAAAGCTGAAAGATCGACGTAACCGTTTGCAGCTAGATAAGTGCCTCTCCTAGTCGAATCCGCATACCCGATGCGGCCTTCGGAGTCTTCGTAGATGTAACCGAGTCCAGAAGTGGCTAAAGCTGAGACTAAAGAATAAGCATCTGTAACGCTTGCGCTTCTGTCGGTTAGCTCGTAATTCCCGGGGCGGTCGATCTCTCCGACTCCGCTATTTTCCGCGTTAGCCCATGTCGTCGTAGCGTCATAAGTTGCCCACGTTAAAGCTGCGGGAACTTCATTCCAAGCTCCGTAAAGAATCCCATCGAGTACGTCGAAGATCTGATCGCCCTCGAAGTCCTTGCTAAGTACGCCTTCGGTTAACACTTTTGGCAGACGTGAAAGCGCGCCAAGTGCTGTAATGCTAATAGTCTGGACTAGTCCGCCAGTTCCCGATCTTTCCACTGTCGTAAGAATGTCGCTTACACTGCCGCCGAAGATTGCCACTGGAGTAGCTGTGGAGTTCTGCACGAAGACAGTTATCCCAGAGTTAATCTCTACAGTGATCGGATCGTCGTCGATGTTAAGAATCGATAAACTACAGTAGCCCGCTACCGCTTGCTGATAGATGTCGCGGCGGCCAGATTCGATCGTAAGATTCGCCAGAGTTATGTTCTTATACTCGACTCCATCGATAAGAACGCTCCAGACTGGAGTCCATAAGCTCATGCTATTAAGAACGCTCCCGCGCCAAGAGTGCCGCGCGCTTGGGATTTATTAACTACGTCGATGAGTGTTCTAGCTGCCTGTTCTGGATCTCCTACGATGCCCATGTTTAGGGTTATGCGAGTGGCTGCGTTCTCTTCTCGCTGCGCTCTAAGTCTTTCGGTCTCGGCCTTTAGCTCTTCACGACGTAGGATCGCCGCTTGCATAGCTGGAGAATAAGCAGACAGCGGCGCGCCTGTGAAAGTAGAAGATCCCGAAGATGGACTAAAAGTTCCACCGCTACCGCCGAAGCCAGTCTCGACAGTGACTCCACCGCCGATCTCTTCTGGGAATGGTACGGAAGCTTTAAGTCCCTTAGCTCCGCCATCGAATAAATTAGTGATCGGGTTATCCTTAATTAGATCGATAACCTTCTTCGCGCCGTTATAGATTCCAGTCAAGAGACCGACGAACTTTCCGAAAGCTGTAACGAGTCCAGCGACCAGAGTTCCAAGTCCTTCGAGTGCTGTCTTAAATTGTCCAGCAAGAAGCGGAACTAAATACTTCTTAGTGAAGTCCCAGACTTTCGCCAAGAGATCGTAGAATGGCTGTAGCTCGACGGAGTTATCCGAGACGGCCTTCTTAATCTTGTCGAATGCGATTTTAAGTCCTTCGAGAATTGGCCCGACGATTTTAAGAATCTGCGGAATTATCTCTTTATACAAGAACTCCCACCAAGTTGTTAAGATCGGTAGCACGTCATCGCGAATCACTGTAAAGATCTGGCCGAATGCTGGCCCGAGTGTTTTACCTAAAGAATCGGCGAATCCTTGGATCGCTGGGATTCCCTTGTCCACGAAGCCAGACAGAAGCGGAGTAAGAGCATCTAGGACGTAAGAACCTACGGTCTCTTTCGCTTCATCGAATGCAACAGTAAGACGAGCCATCTTTCCTTGGAATGTCTCGGCTTGCTGAGAAGCTTGGCCCTCGAAAGTTTTAGCTAATGCCGCAGCTGCCGCATCGAAGTTCTTAGATTTAATGATCGAGTCATCGATACCGACTCCCAGCTTCTTTAATGCGCCTAGATTGCCGTCGTACGCTTTACCAAGAGCTTCGGAGACTGTCTTTAGATCTTTACCTGTTCCCGCTGCGATGTCCAGAGCTAGGGTCTGGAGTTCTTGCGCCTTTGTCACATCTTTCGTGGAGCGAATTAGTCGATCAAGCGACGGCCTCAAAACGTCGTCCGTGATTCCGTTAGCGAGTGCCGTCTGAGTTATGTAATCCTCTACAGCTTTAATCTGGCTCTCTGTCGCGCCTGTAACGTTCTCTAAAGTTGTCGCGAGTTTAGCCTGAGCTGCTTCGTCTTCGATTGCAGACTTAACGCCGTCGACGAGTAGAACGCCAGCGTAAGCAGCCGCAGCCGCTCCAGCTACGGCGAACGCAGCTCCCGCCTTCTTAGCGAAGCCGCCCATCTTAGATCCGAAGCCTTCGACTTCATTCTGTGCGCCCTTGACGCCCTTCTTTAATTCGTCGAAGTCGGCGTCGAAAGTAATCTTTATCTTCGGAATGCCCGCCATTAGTTAAGCCTCAATTCTTTAGCGATCTGCTGAACCATAAGCGAGTATTCGCGAGCTACGACTGGGACATAGAAGTCGACCGCTGGAGCGATCCAGTAGCCGCGCTTATTGTAAGGAGTCTTAAATCTGTTCGTAAATGTGCGGCCGATTGAGTCGACGCCGCCATGCGATCCGTATTCTGTTCCCCATAAGAGCGCACCCGCTGGCGCAGCTTGTCGACGGACTTTCGCGCCTTTACCGCTCTTAGAAGCTTCTCCGCCATAAGGACGACCGACCTTCTTAGGGCCACCGATGTCGACGCGAATAAGACGATCGCGTGGAGACTTGATTGTCTGGACTACTAACTTCGTCTGCGGAGCTGGAGCAGACAGTCCGCTCATCATGAGCTGACCAGCTAATCGCGCAGACATAGGCTGAGCGCGATCTCTTACGAGTTGCTGATACTCCGCTGGGAACGAACCCAGTAGCCCGAGAAGATTCTTAAACTCGTATGGATCGACAGTAATGGCATAAGTGCCGCGGCCGCTTTTATCTGCCATTCTGCCTCTCCAAGATCTCTATAGCTGTTAATAAATCTTCCGCCGTCTGCCATTCGCTCATCGGAATCTGGGTCGCTATTGCGACTTCGACGATGATCCGATTTAAGCTTCCGACGGGCCAGCTTTTGGGTCTGACTTCTTACTGTTAATTCCTTCGACAGTCTCGACCCAGATCTCGAAAGGCTTAACAGGATTCCCAGCTGCTTCGCGCTTCATAGCGTGATAAGCCAAGAATGTAAGCCCTTCGAGTCCAAGCTTCGATTCTGCTTCGTTTACTGTTGCGTTAAACT